ACCTCCAGTTGTTGTTGTTAATAAAGCTCTCGAACCTACTGCTGTATTGTTGATTGCTGTTGTATTTGAACCTAAAGAATTAGCACCCACCGCTGTATTATCGTCAGCAGTCGTATTAGCATCTAAAGCACCTTTACCTACTGCGGTGTTAGCTGTTCCAGTTGTGTTTGCTGCTAAAGCAGATTTACCTACTGCTGTGTTATTAGATGCGGTTGTATTTGCATCAAGAGCATTAGTACCTAGGGCTGTGTTTGAACCTCCAGTTGTGTTTACTGCTAAGGCAGAACGCCCAACAGCAGTATTGTTTGATGCGGTTGTGTTTGCGTTTAAAGCACTTCTTCCCAAAGCAGTATTTTCAGTTCCAGTTGTATTACTTGATAATGAATTATGACCTATCGCTGTATTATTATTTGCTGTAGTATTAGCATCTAAACAAAAATTACCTATAGCTACATTTTCAGATCCAGTTGTGTTTGATCCTAATGCACTTAAACCAACGGCGGTATTGTTACTTGCTGTAGTGTTAGCCCCTAATGAGTTATATCCAACTGAGGTGTTATTTGTTCCAGTTGTAGTGTTTGACTGGCTTGTTGATCCAACAGCTGTATTTAACGCACCCGATGTTAATGCAGTTAACGTCTGTTTACCTAAAGCAGTATTATTTCCACCACTAACAGAAGCATCTAAAGCACTTTCCCCAAGAACAGTGTTACCAGCAACAGAGTTTGCACCTTTACCTACAGTAATAGAATTTATTGTTGCATCAGCAGTTGTTGTAACACCACCAGTAAGTGTTCTTAAATCAATCCAGCCGTCATTTGCTGAATTTCTCATCTTCAATAAATTATTACTTGTATCAGCCCACAACATATAAGCAGCAGTGGTGCTAGGAGCAGAACCAGAACTGTTATTTGTTAATATCGCTTGCAGTACATTATTTAAATCAGTTCGGACATTAGCTCCAGTGGAGTTATCTATAACATAATCGTGAGTTGCCATTACCTAATCCAATTTTTTATCTAAGTATATCTTAATTCAATACTAACTACCACGCCCAAACCCCGTTGCAGCATATTTGAAATTTCTATTAACAAAACTGGAGCCATTTTTTATATCAATCGTAAATCCCGTTCCAGAAATGTTAGACAAAGCAAAGAAATCTCCTGATTGTGCATTTTCTATTGTAATTCCGATATTAGGCAGATAGGCAGAAGTAGACCCACCAAGCTCAGATGTTCCTGTAAAGAAAGCGTGTTGGAACGTAACTGCTTTACTTGACGTACCAGATGCAATAGCAGTATTTACAGTTTCAGTTCTGCTATCAAGTTCTGCTGTATAACCTAACTGATCTACTTCAATAGATTGTGCAGGGTCGTCTGAATCCATCTCACATCTAAATCTAAATCCTCGACCAATAAATGTTCCATTGGCAAGTGTGTTGAACTTAGTAAATCCTGCTCCGATATTGCAGTTACTACTGGATATTGTTGCACTGGATGAGGCAGTGACAGTGAAAGTACTACTACTTGGCACAGATTGAACTTCAAAATATCCATCAGTTGCACCACCACTTGTAAAATCAATATCGACAAAAGTACCAATACTGAATCCATGACTAGATTTTGTTACTGTTATTGTCGTTCCAGATTGCGTGTAAGTAGCTGAATCAGAGGTAGCTGGATCGCTGTCAGTAGTTGCTACCAATAGTTTTGCGTTGACATCAAATGCAGTAGCACCATCAAAGTCTGTCCAGGTATCAATATTTGCTGTTCTTTTATCAATCAAATCATTTGGATAAAAACCTTGAGTAACAAAATGACGTTTCAATCTAAGTGGTTGTTTTCCACCTAAATCCAGCTTGGAAGCAAAATCATAATGACCACCAGTAATATCAACAGCACCTAAGAAGTCAAAATCAGGAATAGTATCAAAGTCAGTTACATCATCTAATGTCTCTAATGATCCAAGGACAAGTCCGTTTACATCATCTGAGAAAAAACAATCAACTTTATCGCCAGCAAAAGGAGTCGCATCAGTATCTTCTCTATCTGCTAATACAAGTAATTTAGGTACAGGATCAGGAGTTGTTACAACAACGGAAGTTTCCCCAGAACTTAGTCTGCCACCATCATCTCTGAACTTAAGAATATATTCTCCATCTACTGCTGGTACTAATGTTTCAGATACGTTTCCTGGTAAAGCAGGAATAATATCAACAGAATTAGTAAATGTACCCGTTCCATCTGTAAGGTTACTATGCCTGACAACTACGTTTCCACCATGCGTCACATCAATATCTGTAGCTTTATCAAAACGTAGTCTTATAAATTGATCTGATACTGGTTCGACTAATAACCCTGTAACATCCTGTGGTACTGCTGTTTTACCAACAGCTTCAAAAGTTAAATTAGTAGAAGTTGCTGATAGTTGATCTAAAACATTGTATGAGAACACTTGGATCGTATAAGTTCCTTTTCTACTGTTCATTATCTCAAAATCAGGTCTTGATACCTTCTCACTTATAAAGTTTTCATCTTCAAACCTGTAATTAACTTGATACTGCACAACACCGACAATAGGTTGCCAACTAATGACAATCTTTGATACAGCCTGATTATTGATAGGAAATATTCTTTCTACAGCATTTAAAGCAGAAGGAGGTTCAGTAAGTGAATTTAATTTAGATACAGTTCTTGCTGTTAATGCTTCGCCATCTTCAATAAACGCATACTTCCCCTCAACATAAGACAATGCCGTAATTGAATAATTAATACCATCCTGTTCTTCTACTGTAATTACTCTGAATAATTGAGATTGAGTAGTGACGTTAGATATAAGAAAGTTTGCATTTACATTAGGAGTCTGAGAGAAAGCAGAACTGACAGTGATAGTACCACCTGAGACAGATGAGATTGCCTTACTTTCAAACGATCCATCAGGTAAAATTACAGCTAATGTTGCATCTCCAACAGGATTACCACTGGCATCTACCGCTAAATCAGTTGCAGAGGTATCATCAACAGTAACAACAGTAGTAGAAGTAACAGCAGATAACCTTCCACCTCTTCTTACTCCTGCCCTTACAGGATCTTGAATTTCAATAATCGCACCAGGTCTTACCACTACACCAGAATCAATAGATGAATTGAAAGCAACAACTTCTGACTCATTTTGTTCTGCAAATAATATTGCTTTACCTAATCTTCTAGCCTGACCTCTAGAAGTACAAGCAAATGCTTTTACCTGCTTTACAACAGTTCCTATTTTAGATATTGCAGTTGCATCTTCAACAACTTCAAAATCTGGCTCTTGACTATCCATGTTGAAGTAAGACACAGATACAACACTATGTCTTGTTTTCAGACTACTGCCAGAATATGAGAAGCCTTCTTCAGTTACATTTGACGGGGTAAACAAATAACTTGGATCGGTAGGTTTATCTTGTGTAATTGTTATTGTTCCAGCAGACCATATTGGCATACATCTCATCACACCAGCTAAGTCATTTATTAACTCAAATGCTTCTTTAGGACTTTGTATATTTACATTGCAACTAAATCTAGCTTCCTGTCCTCCAGCACCATCATCTACAAGAGTATTAGCAAACTTACTGGCATTTACAAAACTAAAAAGATCAAGAGAGCTATCTGTTATATGATCTCCAAATCCGTACCTTGAGGTCGTGAGAAGATCGAGTAACACCATCGCAGGGCACGAAGTCCATACAGCAGCACCCATTACTCCATTAAATATATAACCATCAGGATAAATAATACGACCAGTATTGCTATCAACAGTAGGAGTGCCAGAACTAGATGCACCTGCTCCTGGTATTCTGACCTTGATACCTCTAATTCTAAATTTACGAGCAGGAATAGAACTAAACTGCATTGAATCTAGTCTTATAGAACTATATGCACTGTTTAAATATGTTGAAGCATCATCAATAATCTCTCCAAAACTTGTCCACTGAAAAGCATCTCTTAAATTAGTATCTGTACTATCTGCTGTAACTCTGCTAACTCTTATATCAACAGGAAACGATCCAGTAATATTTACACGATAATCTTTTTGGTAGGCATCTCCGCTTCTACCTCTAATCGTGTCAGTAATAACATCAGTAAAACCACCAGAATTATATTGAACAGCAATCTTAAGCTGAACAGAAGAACCTAATAAGTCTCCATTATCAGTAGCTTTTTGTAACTGTGGAAATGTGATAGAAACTTTTACAGCATCAACATTTGTATTTGTAATTTGACGAGTAACAGGAGTGCTTGCAGTAACTTCTACACCAACACTTGTTGTTGATACACTACTTTCAATTCCAGGTATTTTTGTCTGATCTCCAGTACCAAATCGAGGAGTAAATACAACATCTTGAAAATTAAAATCAGTTGTATCTGGATTGGTAGAATCTGCTGATGCTCTTAATACTGGAGTGTCATTAAGAAAAACATCTTTTAATGCAGCATTATTATATGCAGTTGTACCTTTTGTTCTGCCTTCTTTAGATGCAGTAGCAAAACCCTCTATTTCTCCTTCTGAAACAAGATCAAGAAAAGTAGCAAACTGTCTACTATGAAGAGTATCAGGTTCTCTGGTCGGTTGGGGAGGAGATGGAGGTGGATCATTACCTTTTGCACCTCTAATAAGATGTTTCTTTTCAATCATGCTTGTACCTGTTCAGTATCAATACCACCACTTATTACAACACTACCAGTAAATATCTCTCCGTAAACTAAAGGAACAGGAGTTCCTGCTCTTCCTGTCTGTTGTGTTCCACCAAAACTAAATGATAGTCTTGGATCTTCTTCTGATTCAAAGCTAGGAGGTTTAGGAACAGGAAAAAGCATTTCGCTAACACCTGATAGAACTAAATATGCTCCAACATAAGCTATTGACTTATTTAAAAATGCACCGCCTAAAACACTATTTTGAAATGTAATACCTTGAGAAAAATTAAAAGTTGCAAAACCGCCAGTGAAAGCAACAAGTCCTATTAACGCTGCTCCTAGTAATATTTTTCCAACACCTCTACCAGCACCAGCAATAACAGGAATAAAATGTATATCTTCCTGTCCAATGGGATGAGCTAACTCTGATTCATCTACTGCATAATTACCAACTTTTACCTGATAATGTTTTGGACTCATATATTTTTCTACACCTTCAAAATTATTGATCAGAAAACTAACAGCATGAGCTAAAGTATCTGCCTTTACTTCAAATTCTTTATGTCCTACAAACTTTGCAAGTTCTCCATATAATTTTATTTTACGAAGCATAACGATACCTCTTTCCTGTACATTTTAACAACCACGGAGAATATGGTTCTCTACAAGATAGTCTATCGGTTAAATGATGTAATACCTCATCTCCAAGAAAAATAGCTACATGATTTAAAGTTGAATCTAAAATACTCATTAACAAAACATCTCCAGTTTGTAATTTTTCATCTGGTCTAAGTTCTCTAAATCCAGTTCTCCAAGCATAACTTTCAAATAAAGGATCTTTCATAAACTCTTCTGGAGTAATAGTTCTTTCATAGTCTTTCAACTCTATACCCTTTTCCTGTTTGTAATAATCTCTCACTAAACTCCAACAATCTGTAATTCCCCATACCCATTGCCTACCAAGCAAAGGTGCTTCATATCCCTGTGGTTCATAATATCCCCATTTTTTTGTTTTAGGATTAACAATATGCCACGGAAGTCCACTTTGTTCACACGCAACCTTATCTGCCTGACTAGCTTCTGGAGGTGTTGTTGGATGACTATGAACAACAGCAGTTACTTCTCCTACATTTGTAGCCTTTACATAATCTTCTGGATCAAGAATAAAACATTGGTGTGCTGTCATTGAAAGATTACGGCAAGGATAATATCTTTCTTTTCCTCGAATATTTAACAAAAGACCAACAGATTCTTTTGGATCTTCTGTTTCAGCATGATTAAGAGCAGCGTCTTTCCAATTCATGTTGCAATCGTACCAATAGAAGGAAACTCGGCTCTAGTGCATTGTCTATTAGGAGCACGAATACCAGCAAGATCAAATACAGAAGCTAATTCAAATTGAACCACCTCTCTATTTTCTGCTGATTTTCTATCTATCTTATATATTTCCTGTGGAAACTCTGCTGTGCTATCTGGTGTTCCATAAGGATTGATGTCTCCAGGAAAATTAACAGCATCTAAAAATCTTGCCAAAGTTCTAATACGAGTGACAGTTGCACCAGTAAGATCATTACCAGCGGTTGTTGTATTGACACTTAATAAAATAGCTGTGATAGTTCCTAGTGCATTACTGACAGTTAATGTAGGTCTAGGTAACTGCCCTTGTCTAAAAGCAAAACCTTCAGCTTTTATTGGAAATCTTTGATAAGTATTACCAGCCCAAACTATCTCTCCATTATCTTTAAGACTACTACCTGCATGAAACCTGTAAATAGTAGTAGCACCATGCAAACTATTATCAAGTTGTAAGGTAAAAAGTTCAATTATTGCTGATGGGTTTGTATTCTGAAGATTGCTAACAATAGCAGAACTGCTCATGGTTCAAACACCTCTCTAAATGTTGCTTGAATTGTTGCTCTATTGTTATATGGTATAGATTTATTCCAAGTCTCGCAAACATATTGACCAGCACCCGATAAAGTAATCGAAACATTACCACTATTGGTAGCACTAGCAGCAGCAGTAACAGTAAAGACATTTGAATCAGTAACCGAAGCGACAAGGAATGTACCATCAGTTGCCGATCCAGAAGTGTAATCAATAGTAAGTTCATCTCCTACAGCTACACCATGACTTGAAATCGTGATTGTTACTGTAGTACCTGATTGAGAGTAAGTTCCTGTTTTTGTAAACCCTTCTCCTGGTGGAGTAAAAGTAAAGCTGGCACTATCATTTGCACGACTATCAAGGAAACCTTCTATAGTATCCGCATCTGTTTCTGATACGTTAAAAGTAAGATTGAATATTTTAGGATTTTGATGAGCAGCAAGTCCAAATAATATTCTATGTTCATAGCCATCAGCAAAACGAACTGTTCTAGTATTTGGTGCGGATCTTTTCTGCTGTCCGTATGTTGGTGTGATTGATGGAAAAGTAGCCATTATGCAAGTAAACCTCCAGGTCTTTTCTGTTTAATTAATTCTGTCTCTATAGCTGCTGATAATGCAATACCTAATGCTCTACCTTCATCTTCATCTCCTTCTACGTTAGAACCAGAAGCATCTACGTTTACAACTATATTTGTACCACCCATTGCAGAATTAGGACTAACTGTACCTGTAACTCCTGGAGTAAATATTTCAGCACCTCTTTCTCCTACTAAATAAGACTTTCCTCTTTGTGCTGTACCACCATTAGCTAATGCACCTGTGATATTAAAAGATCCTGCTGGCAAAGCTGCACCACTTGGTATGCCTGTCATTGCTGTTGCTTGTGCTCCTAACTGAGCAGAACTAGCTAAACCTCCACCGAAACCACTAAATAAATTACCAAATAAACCTAATATTCCTTGCTGAAATTGATTAGCTAACATTCTTGCAGCAGTATCTAAGAAATGATCTGCAATACGATTTAACATATTTCTAAACGCATCTGCAACTGTCATTGTTCCTTTAATAATTCCTTTGAAAGAACTTTCAAATGAATTTGCCATTGTATCTGATAAACCGATAGCCAAACTAATTGGACTTGCTAATTTTTTCATTTCATCTTGCAAATCTTTTACTTTATCGTTGATAGCAGAAAAAGCTAAAACTCCCGATTGTCCAAATTGACCTTGAGCTTCATTAACTAATCCAAGTTGTTCTCTAAGAATTTTTAAACCTTCAATCGTATCTTTAACTGTCTGATCTTCTGTTTCTGCGAATTTTTTGTTTAATTTTTTAATACGTTCATCAATTACATCTGCTGTTGTTTTTAATTGAAAACCTGCTCCAATTTGACGGAAAAGACTTACTTGTTTCGCTTGTTCTATTTGATCTCTTTGTCTTGCTTTAATTTTTGCTCTAATTAAAGCTAATTCTATAACCTCTGCTCCATTAATAAGATTTTGTTGTAACAACTGTGTTGCTTGTTGATCTCCAATTTCTTTTCTCGCTTCAAATATTTGTTGTGCTAATTTTGCTTGACGATTTGATCCTCCTAATCCTTGAAAAGCTCCACTATCAGAACCAAATACTTCTACTAATGACTTTCTTAATCTAGGATTATCAAATTCTTTAAAACTTTCTAATAAACCAAAAGCCTCTTCTTTTGTAACTCTAAATCTTTTTGCTAATTCATCAATGTCTTTAGCAATTAATTTACTACCACCACTTGCAGTTGAAAATCTTGCATTTAAAACAGCTAATGATTCATTAAATTTTTGGTTTTTATCAACAGCAGAACCTATTGCAGTACCAACAATAGATAAAGCAAAACCAAATTGTCCACCTATAGCTCCACCAGCAAGTCCACCAATACCACCACCAATTGCTGCTGCTCCTGTTTGTCCAAATAATAAAGGGAAAGCTCCACCAATGGCTGCACTAGATATAGTTCCTCCTACTCTTTTTCTTAAATCGGCTTGAGCAGTTTTAGTTTTTGCAGCAGCTAATTTTGCTTCAGCTTCAGCTTCTTGTTTAGCTAAAAGTATTTTAGCCTTGCTAAAAGAAATACCTTCTT